GCGGTCGGGGACTGCGAGGAATGGGCGGAGAAAGCCGTCGAGGGGCTTATCGCGGCTGATGTCGCCCGAAAAGATATAGGGATGGTGCTCTGCCACACGGAGGACGGTAGCGGCTACAACCACGCCGTCTGTCTGGTCTACGTCCCCGTGCTCGGCCTGATGACCTGCGGCGATGCCAACGACGAAGGCGGGCCGCGCCCGATCCGAGACACACGATATTCATTTCACCAGTTCATGCGCCTGACGGAGCCGGGCGTGTGGCGAGAATGCCCGGAGGGGTGGCCCTATGCCTGACCAACCGACACACGGAGACCTGTACCTCCTTCTGGGGGAACTCAAGGGCGAGTTGAAGGGGCTGCGTAACGACATAAAGGCCAACGGCGCGCACGCCAAAGCCGTCGAGGACAAGGTCGACACACTGACCGACCGCGTGAATAACGGCGAGATATGGCGGGCCGAGGTCCGGGGCATGGGGCGCGGCGTCAAGACCGGGATCGTGCTCGCTGCCGGTGGTGCTGGAGCGGGCTTGGTCAAGGCGGCTGAGTGGGCAGCGGGGAAGATCGGATGACCGACTGGGACGCATACCCCAACTTCTCCCCGCATGAGTTCGCCTGCCCGCATTGTGGCGTGGCGAAGATGGACGATCAGTTCATGTTCAAACTCCAGAACCTCCGCACGGTGCTGGGCTTCCCATTGACCATCACCAGCGGCTACCGATGCCCGACCTACAACGACTCGAAGGGCTACGGACCGGCTCACCCAACCGGCATGGCCGCTGACATATCCATCATGGGCAACCGGGCATGGGAACTGCTCGGCGCGCTGGACGGCAAGTTCAACGGCGTGGGCATCAAGCAGACCGGATCGAAGCGGTTCATCCATCTGGACACGCTGGAGCCGTTCATGACCGATGCGCCCCGCCCTTGGGTCTGGAGCTACTGACATGACCGAAGGCTTCAAATGGGAGAACCGCCGCAAGTGGGTGGCCCGCGTCCTGTGGGGCTGCGGTGCGGGCTGGCTGTCGCTGTTCGTCGCCATGTTCATCCCGTCTGTCCCTGACGCCAAGCTCACCGCCGTCGTGTGGCCGCTGGCCATGCTGACCGGCAGCACTATCGGGGCCTATATCTTCGGGGCCGCATGGGAGAACGTGAAGGGCGGTCGCTGATGTTCGGTCTCCTGATACCCCTTTGGGCCAAAGCGGCCGCTGGTGCCGCCCTGCTGGCCCTGCTGGGTGCCGCATACTGGTCATGGTCCAGCCGGGGCGATACCATCCTTGAGCAACAGGCCACGATAGGCCGCATGGGCGCGCAACTGGATCAGGCCACCACGGTCAACGCTGAACTCCGCGCCACCATGCAGGGCGAACGGGAACGCCATCAGCAGGCGCTCGATGCGCTGGCCAAAGCCGAGACACAGGCCCGGTCCCGTGCGGATCGCCTGAACACCATCCGAAGGGAGACCCGCGATGCGGAAGATGGCCCTGTTGCTGACGTGCTGCGCCGGACTCTTGACGGCCTGCGGGCCGGAACCGGAGGTCAGGATCGTGACGAAGGTCGAAGTGGTCCGTCCGCCGGTCCCGCCGTCACTGACTGATTGTCGCGCAGCCCCGCCGGTCCCGGTAGCCGAGACGCAGGCGGACGTGGCCGGCTACGTCCTGGACCTGTTCGACGCGCACGGCGATTGCCGGGAGAAGCTGAAAGCTCTGGTGGAGGTGGTAGCACATGAAGCGCGATGAGATACTGGACGAGGCGAAGACAATCATCAACGGGGACCGGGCAGCCGACTACGGGGACGCGGCTGTCAACTTCGCCAGGATCGCCACCGGCTGGTCCGTCATCCTCGGGACTGACGTGACGCCGGTACAGGTCGCCCTGTGCATGGACTGGGTGAAGACGGCCCGTCTGATTCAGTCGCCGGGCCACCTCGACAGTTGGAAGGACAAGGCCGGTTACTCGGCGCTGGGTGCCGAGGTGTCGGGCTGACGCTTCCTGTCATACCGCTTCCGGTTCTTCACCTTGCGCGGCCTGTATTTCGGCGTCCGCAGATCGGCGGCGATGGCTGACCTAAGACGGGGCTTCCGTTTCACGGTCGCAGCCGTTCAAACAGTCGCCGGAATGCGTAGGATCGGGCAAGGCTGACCGCCGTGAATACGGCCCCGATCATCAGATTGTCGTGCAACGGAACGTCCAGCTTGAAAAGCGGGAACACTGCTATTTGAGCAACGACCGCCACGCAGTATCCGACCGCGACGTTGGCCAGGGATTCGACAAACGACATGCCCCGAGACTGGCGCATCACTTCGCCTCCAGTGCTGCGTCGATGGCGGTCAGCACCCGCAACGCCTCGTTCGCTGTCATCGGGGAGTCGGTCTCGCCGGTCACGTCCGCGCGGTCGGCGAAGTACGGGCGCATGGACTTCAGCCACTCGGCCACATCGTCCTCGACGCGATCCGAGTTGTCGATGTCAGCAAGCCACCCGCCGAGTTCGTCCCCATAATGCAGCGCCTCGTCAAGCGCGTTAGCGAGCGCGCTCCCCCGGCTCCTCGCCGCCTTGCTGAGTTCGTCAGTCATGCTCGTTCTCCGATGCCGACCGCCCGCCGCAGTAGGCATAGACACCGACCGCCGCAACCAGTTTCGCCAGCGTCATCACCACGACCCCAAACCAGGAAAACGCACCGATGCCGACCAGGAAAACAACCGAATCAATCGGTGTGCCGAGCAGTGAGGACGCCAGAACGCGCTCCCGGAAAGGGCGGCGCAACACGCTGTAGACGGCCCAATCGACGAGTTCGGAGACGGCGAAAGCCGCCGCTGACGCCAGCGCCACATATGGGGACGCCAGCCAGTAACTGAGCGCCACGCCTATTGCCATTCCGGCAAGCACCCAATGACCTACCGCGCGTTGCGCGAAATCCCGGAAGACGAACACCGCGCCGACGAGCAACGCGGCAGGTGGGACGACCCCCCACGGCGTTTCGATGAGCGGCAGAACGTCAAAGGCGACATTCACGCCGACAACAGAGGCAACATAGGCTGAAAGCCACATTTCACGGTTCCTTTTCGGTCCTCGACGGTCTGGCGGTACTGTTCCGCCTCCCGCCAGTCGTTTGCGTTGCGCCCCCCGCGCCGTGCGGCAAAGCTCCAGGCCATCGAGTCGGCGGAGTGCAGTTGCGCAGAAACAGACTCCCACGTGAGCGCGGTCAATTTCAGTCCGAAGCCGTGCAAGCGCAGGTCCGGGCGCTCGTCCTTGACCGCCGCAAGCACACAGGCAATGCTCTCCGGTGACGCATTGCGCTTGCAGACGGACCCCACGCCGACCCATGCGCCAAAGGACAGCCGGTCTCCGTATTCGCGGACGTGTCGCGCATACTCGTGAGGCTCATACCCCTGCAAGACTGGCATGATGTACGCCGCAGGGGCCTCTCCCATCAGTTCGTCGTATCGTTCGACCGTCAGCCGCTGATGGTCCGCGACTGTCATCCCGGTTTTCGCCAGCACAAACGGTTCGCACATCCAATCCTGAGCGACAGCTGCCAGCATAGCGCCGTTCTCTGACCACCTGTTGATTTCGGTGGCGTAGTCCTGCACGGAACTGCGGTAGCCGCCGTGTACGGCGACCTCGGTGAACGCCCCACTGTCCATGATCCAGTCATTCACTGCGAACGGAGCTTTCCGCTGCCGCAGTCTGTTCACGCTCACGAATGACCTGGCGAAGTGCTGACAATCACTCGGTTGATGGAGGCCGACGAAAAACATCATTCCCGGCTCGGCTCCCATTTGCCATCATGTTCGTTGTGCGGTTCTGCCAATGCAGAGGCCAGGTCGTCCGCCCGGCGTTCGGTCGTGACCGCCGTCTTGCCGCAGAAGTCGCGGACATGCCCCCACTCCACAGCCGCCTCGATGACGGCGCGTTCGTTGTCACTCATCATGCATCTCCTCTGGTTGCGGAAGGGCTATCCCCTCCGATGCGGCCCACCCCTGAACGCGGGTCATGAACTGCGCCATGTCAGCCACGTTCAACGCGGCGGTTGACTGGCGCACTTCCTTCAATTCGTCCCCCATGGCGATAATGCGCGGCGGCAGGAACATCGCCTTCAGGGCGTCCTTCGTGCTTTCGTTGTCGTTGCCCGTTTCCGTGGCGATCTGATCCACCCACTTGTGGAACAGGGCATTCTGCGGAAGGGTCCGGCGCTTCTGGTACCGGACCACCGTCACCCGCCACCGCTTGCTGTCTGCGAGCGCCCGGATATGCTCCAGCACCCGTTCCCTGACCTTCGGGGCGTCGGGGGAGAGGATGAATTCAGTCATTGGCTGTCTCCCGCTTCCATTCGAACCAGAGCGCGTCACAGATGCCGTGAGGGTCCTGATGACGCCAGTAGACCCGCTCCCCGACCCGGTGTTGCTCGCGGTGACAGGGGCGGCACAGGGGCATCGCGTAGCGGTCGTTCTTCTGCCCCCGCCCGGCACCCGTCCCCGGCCCCTTGCGGAGACGCAGGTGAGCAACATCCACCGGGCGGGAATGACAGATCACGCAGGGCTTCGGCGCGAGCCATTTCAGGAAGTCAGGGGCTTCGGTGACGCCCTGAAACCCGAACGGCAGTTGCGACTTGTCGATGCGTGATTTCAACTGAACCGTTCCACGATTGCCACGGCGTCCGGTGGCGCGCTGCCTTCTGTCACCCAATCTGTCAGGAGCGCATACATTGCCGGTGCGGCTGCGATGAATCTGGCAATCTCGCAGGATTCGGCGTCTGACCGGGGGAAATGCCCCTGCCCGAACATGGCCGGGTCTGTCGTGCAGATATCCGCCACGCCGAGCGAATCCACTTCGACCAACGGCCCGACCGCCTGCCATTGCAGTGTGAGCGCGCGAAGCATCACCGCTCACCCCACGGGTGGGCAAATGGTATGGAATCGTCCAGATCCCCCGCACCCGGCGGCGTCTCTCCACCCCCACCCTGACCCTTGCTGTCGAGCATCTGCAAGTCGCCACGGAAGCGGTTGAGCACGATTTCGGTGCTGTACTTGTCCTGGCCCTGCTGGTCGGTCCACTTGCGGGTCTGGATCTGGCCTTCAACATAGACCTTCGATCCCTTGCGGACGTACTGCTCGGCGACCTTGGCCAGATGCTCGTTGAAAATCACGACGCGGTGCCACTCTGTCTTCTCCCGGCGCTCGCCAGACGATTTGTCCCGCCAGCTTTCGCCGGTGGCCACCGACAGGGTGACAACCGCGTCACCGTTGTTCATCCGGCGCACTTCCGGGTCTTGGCCCACATTGCCAACCAGGATGACCTTGTTGATGCTTCCGCTCATGCTGCTTTCTCCATTTCTTCGCGGCGCTTGGTTGCCACCGCTTTGAGTTCGTCAAACTTCTCTGTCGGGAGCCGGTCGAGGTTGGCTTTCTCCCCACGCAGGAACGTGTCCAGCGCCTTCCCGTTGGCCACCTGACCGATCTTCTCCTTGATGCGCGTGAAGCAGGCTTCGGGGTCGAACGGCGGCGGTGGCGCGTCCTCCACGCTTGCCTGCGTCTTGTCGTACAGCGCCAGACCGAAGGGGTTGCCGAAGGTCATCAGGGCGCGCTTCATGGCGTCCGTCTCGGCCTCCTTCATGGCGCTTTCGTGGGCGTCACCCATGTTCTTGGAAATGCCGTGTCCACTGCCGGTCCCGTCGCGAATGACCAGATCATCCCCCCGCCCGACAATGATGCGAACGCGGGCCAGATACGTGACCGACGCCTTCCCGTCCGGGCGTTCTCCTGCATGGACGCAATCAAGCTGCACGGTCTGCCGGGTCCAGCCGTCAAAGCCGAATATCCGGTTGGCCTCCGCGATGACGTGCCAGCCCTCGACATAGGACAGGTTCTGCCCGGCCTGCTGGCGTGTCTTGACGTGGGAGCGGTCAAGGGGTGATGACAGCATTGCCGTCTGTTCGGGGGTGAAGGTCATGACCGGCCCTCCGCCTTGGCGATGGCAGCGGCTACGTTGTTCCAAAAATTCACTGCGTCGGCGATCCGTTCAGCGTTGGCTTGCCGCTCATCAACAGACACGACACCAAACCCGTGTCGGGCCGGGTTGGGCAGCACGGCCACAACCTCCGTACAGCCACCCTCAATGATAATTTCGGAATCGCGCTCAGTCGCGCGCCAAGGCCCCGGCGTGTACTTGATCTCGCTCATTCCATTGTCTCCCTGATTGCCGTCCACTGGTCACAGAAGTCCGGGGTCATGCCGCCTCCTGCTCTTCCCGAATATCCACTCCGGGGATGCTCCGGCCCCCGCGAACTTCCGCGTTGACAAGCTTCTGAAGCACTTCGATAACGGACGGGTGATCGCGGAATTTGCGGTAGACCTTGCCTTGGTCAACAATCACGCCGACCTTCCAGGATCGGAGAGAAACCGTGCGGCCCTGACCGGTCACCTGTGAGCGGGTCCGGGCGATATGGTCTGCCTCTGCCGCAGCCGCGCTGGCATCCTCACGGGCCTTCTGTGCGGCAACCTGCTGATCGACACTGGAGGCGGCTCTTGCAGCTTCCTCAGCCTTGCGCGCCGCTTCATCTGCAATGCGCCGCTGCTCAGCCTCCGCCGCACGTCGTTCATCCTCTTTCTTGCGGAGGAATTCCGTGAGCAGCCCCTTGATGATGTTGGCGGCGGCAGTGAGGCGATCCATCTGAGGCTTGAACACCTGGTCCACGGCCTTGGCTGCATCCATATGCGGCTGTTTCTCCGCCTTCCGCGTGGCCTCGATTTCCTTTGCGCATGACCGAAGCTGGTCAAGGAACGCCTGCGCCTTACCGGCAACATCATCGCTTTCGATGACCGGGCGCTCCGTCTTCCACCGATCTGCGTTGGCAACAAGTTCATCGACGCGGGCGAACTGTTCGGGGGGGTTGTTGTGTCCAAGCATTTTCTTCTCCTTTAGAATGCAGGTGATTGCGATGAAAGCGGTCGCGGGTCACACCCCGACAACCGGTCGTATTCCGTCCGTGTGATTGGTCTCCCGTACATCCAGACATCTTCAACGGGGTGCGAGCGTCCGTTCAGTTCTGCGGTAAGGGAACCCGGCCTGTCACAGTCTGGCGTGTGATCGTGAAGCACAGACCCGCCGATGGTGCACATGCACACACGCTTGATCTGCGCAGCCAGCCAAGGCCCATTCTTCGTGGCGCGCATCTTGAACTCGCCGGGCTTTGGATTCCCCATTTGGCGACTACAGACGGGTGGACTGGTAATCAGCATGTCAGTTCCTTTCTGACGGTTCGGTGTTCCGGGTGACTTCCTGGCTGGGACCCACACCCGGAACGCGGAAACGTCATCGCATCCGCTTCACCGGCTGGGGGGTCGCCGGGAACTTGTGGGGGTCATCATCATTCTCCTGTTTCTGACGGTTCGGTACGCCGGGCAGGCGGGGAGGCCCCACCCGGCGCGCGGAGCCGTCAGTCAGTGGCTCACGCTTCCGGCGGCAGGGGACCGCTCGGAATGGGTGAAGGTCATGGCGTCCAGCGTGTCGATCTCGGCGCGCACGTCAGCAAGCAGGGCGTCAAAGCCCGCCTGAACCACGTCGCCAAGCATCTGCATCGCCCTGTTGTGGTCGGGTGTCGAGAGGCAGTCCGGGGCCGTCGCCACGATCTGCTTGCGAAGGTCAAACTCCCAAGCGTCACGCTTCTGCATCAGGTCAATCTCCCGGTTGCGGGCATCTTCGATAAGGTCGCGGATGCAGGCCATCACACAAACCCCCGGTCAGGGTGTCGCATGTCGTCAATCTCGCGGTGATAGATGCAGGACGCGCGGGCTTCCTCGTCGTGTTCGAGGTCGGCAATCTCGTCGTGAAACGCCTCGTCAACGCACTCTTCGGCGTTCAGCAGAAGCGATGCCTTTGCCTCGTCGGGCATGTTGGCTAGGGTCACGATGGACCGGAATGCGGCCTTGATGCTGTCCGCCTCGTTCCGGGCTTCGCGGCTGGTGCTGTGGATGGTCATGCCACTTCCTCCATCTTGGCCGGGATGCTGGCGTTGATCGCGTCGGCAATGAACCGGGCGCGTTCGGGGGTGGTGAAGATGTCGATGTACGTTCCGTCAACGTCGATCTTCAGGACGCCGAAGTCCGCGCTTGCGCCCTTGGCCCGGTGCGCCTTTGCCGTGGCCGTCATGGTCCGGTCGCCGTCGCGGTCGAAAGCCTGGAATGTTGCAGTCATCACTGTTTCTCCTTCGTTGTGATGCGTGAAGAATAATTTCATACCGGATGCCGGTCAACATAAAAAATCGCACAAATGATGTTGCACACCAAGATTATTGCACGTAGGATTGCGCCATGAACAGCATCAAGGAAATCATCGAGGCTGCTGGCGGTATTACGTCCGTGGCCCGTCGCGTCGGCAAAAGCCGCAATTCCGTCTGGGCATGGCAGAACAACGGCGTCCCCGACTGGCACTGGCCGACACTTATGTCCATGGCGAAGGTCACGCCCCAGCAGCTTTTCGAGGCAAACCAGAACTGCCCAAACCGGGCGGGCAAAGCAGAGAAGGAGACAGCAGCATGAAACCAGCAACAGCAGCCATCGTCCGGGAAGTACGAAAGTTCCAGAAAGAAACCGGGGTGCCGCTCCACGAGATTTCTCTTGGCGCGGGCCTTTCACATGCAACGGTCGGTCACTGGACCCGTGGACATGGTGGATCAAGCCCCCGGTCTCGCAAGGCTGTCCGCAAGTACATGCGCGAATATTCCCCGGCACCCGCTCCGCGCAAGCTTGCAGATCCGGCATGGGATGACGAGTTCGTCAACGCCCTTCAGAGCGCCAACGCATTCAAGGTCGAGACGCCCGTCCATCCCGGCATCCTTCAGCGCCTCGTCGCTCCGGTACGGAAGCTGTTCAGCCGTGGAGAAGCAGCATGACCGACCGTGACGAAAAGGAATGGCAGGCGTTTTTGCGCACTGTTTCGTCTGGTGGGTCGATCCTTCGAGACCTCTCCCCAGCAGACAGGGGGCGAATGACTGACACCGTTCGTGACGTGAACGAGTGCTTCAGAGACGGCTGGGGACCGGGCCGCTTCGACGCTGACGACTGGCGCGCTGGCGACCGGGATTACGACCAGCCCGAACAGCTGCCGGAACTCGAAGATGAACGCCAGCGACTCAGTTGGACGCTTGTCCGCAACGCCCTGCTCTGGATCGCCGCATTCATCGGAACGTCCATCGTCGGGTTCGTGTTCGGCGTGATGGTCGTTCGCGCGTTTCTCTGACACTTCACCCATAGGAGGACAGCATGACCGACATCAACTGGTCATCCGTGAACGGCTGCAGGATTCTCTGCGAGCGCATCACGCGGTATTGGACCGAAAGGGGACTGGAAGGCGCGATTGCCTACCCGGTCAGTCTTGGGCGGGACAACGAGTATCACAGCGCGGTCGGATGCAACGTCAAGCTGGTCAAGGCGGCTGACGGCTGGCGGGCGGTGGTCGAATGACCATTTCCCCACAGATGGCCAAGGTCAACCGCGAATGGACACTGGACGAGGAAACCACCCTCCGCCGCATGTGGGTTGACCATTCCTCGCGGGAAGTGGCCGACGCGCTGGGACGCCCGCGCAACAGCATCATTGGCAAGGCGCACAGGCTGGGGCTGGAGAAGAAGGCAGGGCCGGGCATACGCAAGCCCCCACGCCGGGCGTGTGGTGTTCGGGTTCCGCAGGTGTACCAGGAGCCGCCGTCGGCACCCCTTCCCAAGCCCGTCTTTCGCGCGCCAGCGAAGAAGCGTATGCCCATGGGTGATCTGCCCATCCCGAGGCAGTGCCAGTACCCGCACGGCGATCCGGGCGAAGTCGGCTTCCACTTCTGCGGTCACAAGACATTGACCGGCAAGCCGTACTGCGAATACCACTATTCCATCTGTTACGTGCCGCCGAAGGAACAGGTGGCATGAAGAATACCCGCCCCACCGTCTTTCACGGGGACCAGCCAGAAGGTCCAGAGACAACGCCCGGCATGAAGCGCGGTGGTGGGGACGGGCCTGCTGATGCAGGGCATGATTGTTCCGCCAATGCCGGGAAGCTTCGGGCCGGGAATGTGCAGGGCGGAATGAGCCGCCGTGTAGCGCCCGTGCCTGTCTATTACAACGAGTTTGATCCAGGTGCAGCGCAATGGCTGCGCAACCTGATGGATGCTGGCCTGATACCGCACGGCGTCATCGACACCCGTTCAATCACGGAGGTACAGCCTGATGACCTTCAAGGCTTCGTTCAGTGCCACTTCTTTGCTGGAATTGGCGGATGGCCATACGCACTTCGCATCGCCGGGTGGCCGGACGACAAGCCCGTCTGGACCGGATCGTGTCCCTGCCAGCCGTTCAGCAATGCCGGGAAAGGGCGGGGAGAAGACGACGAACGCCACCTGTGGCCCGAGTTCGCCCGTCTCATCTCGGAGTGCCGCCCTGCAAATGTCTATGGCGAACAG